ATCTCAGTAATGATCCTGCCCGAAATATGAGTCTCGCGGAATCGCTTAATGCGGCTGTTTACATCCTCATAATTATCTAGGTTAAAGGCCATCACTTAACCACACGATCACTAGCTATACGCATACCAGCTGCGCGGCCACGATTGTAGCCATCCTTCATACCTTCTTTGAAGCCAACCGACCAACCAACTATAAACCAGCCTAAACTAGCAATTAAAACAACTACGAATACCTTTTCTATATCCATTTACTTCGCCCTTGTTTGGGTTAAGCCGTGCTACACCGAATTAGGTAGCCCTGCCTAACGTGTAAATAAAGGGTAAGGGCTGGCTCTGACATCGGTCAATAACCGACACGCCTAACGGCTTAGTAATATCTCATAGATACTATCGACCTTGGCCTCGATGCGATCTACACGGCCGCGTAGGTTATGGCCACCGTTATTGTCCATGCGTAATTCACTTAGGTAATACTTAACTAGATGGCGAACCAGCCCAGCCGCAAACCCCATAAGCGTACATAATCCTATGGCAATAGCTATAAGCGACTGGGCGGCCGTCATTATTTAATGCCGAAAGTCTTGTCGCTGTGGTTGAGTCCACGCAATAATGGCCCGATAAGGCCAGCGATAAAAGCATTAGCTAATGTCTTAGGGTCTGTTACCCCTGACATGTACAGCGCAGCTGCGCAAGTACCAGCATGTCTTAGGTAGGACACGCCAGCAGCTAGTAATTGATCTTTCATGGTCTTACTCCTAAATGCCCTTAGTTGACTTGTTTCAATACTGCAACGATATGACTACCGCTGGCAGTAATTCCATATAAGCCTTCATTATCGCCTACGGGCACTTGCATTTTATCGGTGTTATCCATCTTGTAACCGTTGGCCGTAGTTACATTAGCATCGCCTAAATAGACAGCACCGCCGCCTAGATTATGTAGCCATACTGTTTGATCCATAATATTTGCAGCTACCAATAATGTAGCTGTAGTTGTAACTGTTACTTGTGCGCTAGTCGGCATAACTTAATCCTAACTTCTCTATTAATTTGGCTGTCTTTATAGGGTCTTGTGCTATTTCCCAATGCATCTCATCTTTGCGTGTCCAATTACCGCCCCAGTTAAGGCCGTACTTTTTGGTCAAAGCCTGGATCATTGGAATTTTTTCAGCTGGGAATGTGCCAGCCTTGCCTAACGGATGCTTAGTCGCGTTGAGGTCTATAGCCGTACCGCTGCTGTGGTTGCTTAACTTGCCCGGTACGCCTCTAACATCTCGGTAGCAGTACCCCCAGTCATCTAACGCACCGCCATCGATCGGCTCTATTAGCTCGTTAAACTGCTCAGCAAAGGCAACCAGTAAAGGCGCAGCTAAATAGGCGCAGCGCAGCTTTAACTTAGTGCCTGGTATTGCGTAGGACTTGATTCCGATTTCGGCTTGATCTTTAGAAGCCGTCCAGCCGTTATAGCTCGTTAACTTCATTTGCCGCTTGCTGTTCCTTGTAAGTTGCTTCTGTCATAGAAGCACCGGTGCCATCGCCATTATCAATAAAAACCATTTTAGTTTTTGACCCATCTGGGTTTTCTATTAGCAAATTAGTAACAATCATAGTTCTGCCGCCCATCCTAAGTAAGCTCCTGTGGTGTTGTTTCCTCGTAATACATAAGGTCTAAACTGCGTAAGGGTCGCAGCAGTTGTAGCAACAAAAAAACCTTGAAAGGAAGTTGTTTGGTTTGCGTCAATGGTTAAAGTCACTCCAGCAGAAGAATTGCTAGCAGCATCGACAACGTTGAAATTAGTTGAAACCGTTGGAAAATCTAAAACGGCTGGTTTGACGCGCATTGTTACTGGAAAAGGTTGAACGAAATTTGCGAGTGTAGTTGAAGCCGCTGAGCCAGTAGCAAATATTCCAAATAGCGCTTGGGCATCAAAGTTTTCGCGGAAATAATACCGCTGGCATAACGCCAATTCTCCACCGATTGAACCGCTAGCAGTTTGAAAAGGTGAAGCAGTTGAGCCAGCCTCTAGTTGTAAGCCCCAGAATTGAAAAGTGTTATTTTGATTTCCAAGAGTATCTGTTCGAGAATCAAGAGTAGAACCCGCGCTACACCAAATTCTCGGATTTAAAGAATTGTCATTGTTAGTGCCAATCGTTTTTCCAGAAATAGATGGCAACGTTACTGTATAAGAATACCTCGCCCAACTTGTTGTAATTGCTTGTTTTGTAGAACCTGTGTTTACCGACGCGCTAGGAGAACCACCTGTGCCAAAATACTGCGCCAATTCAATACTTAAGTTAGGAGTTCCAGAGGTTGCCCTTGCCCAAAAAGAAAAAGTAACCGTTTGACCAGCAAAAGTCCTGACGTCCTCAATAGGTTGAAAAAACGACGCGAAGTTAGTCGTAGAAGCTTGACCAGTCGTAACAATTTGTAAAAAGTTTTTGCCTTCATATCCTGAAACTGGCGCCGCCCCTAGAGTAAATGTTTGAGGCGTAAGAGTAATCGAACCAGCCCCAGGGTCTTGCGAATTTTTAAATCTATCAAAAAAATATATGTTTGATGTTACAGATGTAAAAGCTCTTTGATTGATTCCAAAATCACCATTGATAATCTTGTTACGCCCTGCTGGGTAAAGCGTGGATTGCAACAGGTTTAACGTACCCGTTATGTCGTTCATATTAGTAGCAGTTAAAACCTCGCCAGTGGCAAAGTTAGTTTTAGCTGGAAAGCCTACGGCCATTTTTTTATCTCCTTAGTAACTTAGCACTGACGTATCAAGTACGCCAAATAGAGTTGAGTCTAATATAAAGCCATCGATAATTGGCTCTAAAGTTGTAAAGGTCGTGCGCCACTTATTGGGTGTGATTGAATGACCCACGCCAAATACCTGTAAAGTCTTAGTAAGTGTTGAACTACCGGGCTGGTTAGTAGTGATAGTTACAGGATCAAAGAAATCAAGATCAAGGGCTGCGACTATGCCAGCTGAGTAATTATCTGTGTATAGGTCAAGCTCAATGGCATCGCATCTAACGCTAGTTTCTGCGCGGCTGGCAACGTAGGCACGGGCGTAGTTAAGGGCATCGGCATCTGTAGCCATTAGCAAATCTTGCTGGTTGTAAGTATGGGCAAAGTATTTGTCTATGCTGGCTTGGTTTATAGCCGTTTGAACCGTACCGCCTGTGCGCGTTACATTGGCTTGGTTAAAGATAAGGGTGTCATCTAATCGCCATACGGCATTAAAGTAGCTGATATCTGTGCCGTTATCGTTAAAGACTACGGGCGTACCTGCCACGCTGCCAGCTGTGACAGTTCTATCTTGGAAAACAAAATATCCATTTTTTCCTACATATATTGCGCCGTATTCACTATTGGCTACGGTAGTTAAAGCCGCTAAGGATGTACGCGCTGTGCCCGGGTCTGCCTGTAGCATGGTTAAACCTGTATCTACATCGCGCATAGTCGATGGCCAAGCAATTTGATCTAATATCTTATTTACGCGTGTGCCTGATAGTTGCGCAGTCGCACCTGTAACGGTACTGATCTGGGCGTTTTGTGCCAGCCTAAAGGCATCAACCGCTTGGATAGTTGTATAAACAACATCTGTAGCGTTGCGTGGGGTAGTGGTTGTATAGCTAGTAATAAAGCCTGAAAAGATTGGGTAAACAACATCGTTATAGGTAGCCGATATTGCCACTTTACGCATTGGGCTTAGATTGCCAAAATAGGGAGAATTTGGGTTCTGGGGATTGAACGCGCCCAACTGGTCAACAATACGCAGGGTAAGCGTACCTGTCTGAAATTCATCAGCTGTAGCTGATCGGCCGCGCCTAGTGTTAATGCTGTCAACTACGTTACTAACATCGACTATAAGGGCAGCAGAATCACCTAACACGTTTGTGCCTAATATGCCTGAGTCGAGGATCATTGTCTGTGTAAAGGATGGGCCTGTACTAAAGTTAATAACTGCGTTAATTACTGGCAGTGTCATGGCAACGCCCCTGCAGGCATTTGACTTAAACCTCTGCGAATACTGTCTAGCATGGCACGATTCATTTTGTCAGTGAAATCATCGCCATCTAATATGTTGCCTTCAACTATTACGGTGATTGAGTTGTCATTATTTGATCCAGTAGCCGGCATTGTTCCCGTGCTATAGCCAGGCTCCCAGCTAAATATAGGTCTGCCATCTGGCGCATATTTAGGGGGTAGTAAAGGAGACATTGGTACGGCTGGCGCAGCTGCGCCGCCACCTACTGCCGCACCGCCACCTACTGCCGCATTTGCGCCTTGCCCTAACAATTTTAGGTAATCTTGTAATGCTTTGTACTTAGCATCATCGGCTAGTTTTTGAGCAGCTGCGATTCGGGCAATAATATCGGTTTGAGTAGTGTAGTTAAGCAAATCATAAGTAGCTTGCGCAGTCGCAGTATCATCAAGAGCAGCAAGTTTAGCAATTTTGAGTAAATCAATCTGTGTTTTTTCGCTGTAGAAATTGGCCTCAGCCAAGCCACCTGATGCAATGATTGCTGCGTTGTACTTACGGTAAGCCTCAGCGCGAGCCTCAGCCGCTTCTTCATCCGTCATCTTTGTAGTTTCAATGCGCTTTAACTCAGCAAATAGCAATTTGTTAATTGCGCTTAATTCGCTTTCGCTAATGCTATTAATACCAGCAAGTTTGTTTGTGTACTGCTCATCCGTTAGCAGTTTTAATTGCTTAATATAATCTAGGGCCTTTTCGCCGTTGTCGTTTTCGATCTCCTGCATGGCCAATAGGCGCAGGCGTTCATCTTTATCGTAGGTGGCTTTAAGCGCAGCAGCTATCTGAATCTTGTTTAGATCAAATACAGCAGCAGCCTTGGCTAGCGCAACCCTAGCTTTTTCGTTAAGCAATGATTTTCTATCAGCAGCAGCTTTAGCAGCAGCAAGGGCTTTAGCGGCGGCGGCGGCTTTTTTAGCATCAGCGGCGGCTTTTTTCTCAGCAGCTAATCGAGCAGCATTTTGTGAATCAGTAAACCCACCACCGGGCTTTACGTTTAATTTATCAAAAGTTTCTTTAGTAATGCTTCCAGTAACAAATAAGGCTACGTAATCAAGTAGGCTAAATTTATCTGCATCTTTTAATAATTGACTAAAAGCTTCAGCCAAACCAAGTACGTTATCCGTTGCTTTATCTATATCGCCATTACCAGCCATATCCGCAAATAGATCAACTAAGCCTTCGCCTATAATTTCTTTTGCATTAGCTGCTGCTACTGACAATTTATCAATAGAACCAGCATAAGTTTCAATGTAGGCTTTACCAGCCCCTTTGCTTTGCTTAATAAGTATTTCTTGTACTTCAGCAAAACTTTTAGTTTTTAACTCAGCATCGGATAACCCAATGTTTAATTGCTTTAAGCCTTTGTAGTTTCCAATGTAAGCGCGACTTAAAGTTTTAATTACTGTAGCAAACTCAACACCAGTCGATCGAGACAGATCAACGGCTAAATTCATTAACTCCTGTGTTTTAGCAGCTGATAATGTTACTTTTGCCAACTGCGAATAGGCTGGCCTTAATACATCATCTAAAATACCTGCTTGTTTTTCTAAATTGCTTATAAATGTTTCAGCGTTTGTAGACTCGTAAGCCAAGCCTAAATTTTGTAAATTCTTTCTAAGAACAATTATGGCAGCATCATCCTCGGCAAAAGCCTTGACAGATTCCTTAGCAAAATTAACAATGGCT